TTACTCACACGTCCGATGGAATACATAATATCACAGTTACAAATGTCTAAATTGGTGTATAAGCCAAACGAATCAAAAAAATCAGCTCTTTTGAAATTTAAGCACCCCGTTAAAGAGTTATTCTTCTCAGCGAAGGAAAAGCCTGGAAATTCCGATCAACTTCTTGATACATCAATTACAGATCAAGAATTCACGACACTTTTACCAGGTAAACGTTCCGATCACAGATTAATAAAAAATGTAAAATTCGCATGTAACGGTGAAACTATTTTCGATCAAAGTGGGCAATATCTGGCGTATGAACAGTCTCTTCGACACCATACAGGATGCCCAGATCCTGCGTTTGAGTTTTATTCATATTCATTCTCTTTAAAACCAGAACAACACTATCCATCCGGGCAATTAAACATGAGTCGTATAATACATAAGAAAATTGATATAGAATTGGAAGAAACATCAACTACACGTGACATAGATGTTTCAGTATACGCATTAAATTACAATGTTCTTCACGTGGCCAGCGGTTTAGTTGGTTTAAAATTTTAACGTATAATATTAGTAATGGCTGGTCGTGTTCAGCTTGCAACAAAAGGATCACAGGATGCCTTTTTTACGGATAACCCAGACTATTCCCATTTCTTAAGAAGTTTCAGGAAACACTCTAATTTTGCTATGTTTGATGTAAAGCACGAACTTCACGGTAAACAAGACTATGAAAGTACGTTAAAGTGTACTATTCCCATAAATTGCGGGGATCTCATAAAGGGTGTGCGTTTACATATTGAGTTATCGGATCTTTTACATGACGGCGTGTACCAAAAATACAACGAATCCATAGGACACGCTATCATAGAATATGTTGATTTAATCATAGGCGGTCAATTAATTCAAAGAGTGCCGCGAGATTGGTTACAGATTTATTCGGAACAGTATTTGACTCAAACGAAACAAAATAATTTATCAAAACTCATAGGTAAATCACCCGAAGAAAGTTCTGGTAAAACTGTCAGTGATCCATCCATCGATGGATATTTGGATAAAGCCACCACACCCCAAAAATTTATCGTAGATATTCCGTTTTATTTTCATAATAATATGGAATTGGCGTTACCTTTGTGTGCCTTAAAACAACAGGAATGTGAAATAGAAATTAAGTTGAGTGAGAAGAAAGACTGTTTATACAAATGGTCTTCTACGACAAATACAACGACAAGATCTAGTGATAACACGACATTTACTGTTACGGTATCAAATAATGTGTTTTATATAAACGCGAATCCTCAACTCACACTTATACTTCAACGGGGTAATACGTATATATTTGATTATTCTTCGGCGGGACATCCGTTTAAACTATCCAAAATAGCAGATGGCCGAGCGCAGGGAATCATTGATAGTGGTTCTATATTGGGTGCGAGTGATGGTGTTACGGAGAATGCTTCTGTGATAACATACGTTGTACCGGATAATGCACCCGATACAATCTACTACTATTGTAATAATCCTAGTCATGTGGGAATGGGTGGTACAATAAACATACTCGAACCATACTTAGACCCCTCTAAAGCTACCATAAACGATGTTTCTTTGTATACCGAAATGGTCCAACTCAATGATCCCGAAAAAGGTAAACTCGAAGCTGTTAAAACAGATTATATAATCACACAGCTTCAGAGTGCTTCATTTCAAATACCTGCATCGGCGCAGGATGGATACGATTCTATGAAATTTAGGATGGAGTTCATAAATCCGGTGAAAGAGTTATATTTTGTGATCGCCAGAAAAGGTGAAGATATAACACCGTTTAATTATGATCATTCTTCGCAGATATATCCTTCCAGTGGATCAAATAAGAAATATATCAACTACGAAAATTTGGTCACTCTAGAGATGGAACTCGACAGGGAAGTTATATTAGACGAGCAATCAGGTGACGTCATCAATTTGCGCGCGGTCCAGAGTGGAATACACCATTCCAGGACACAATTATTCAGGAGATTTTATTCATATAGTTTTGCACTTGAACCCGAAAAATGGTATCCTACGGGTCAAAAAAATTTCAGTTTGATCAAAGATCAGCATATAACCTTAAAATTGAATAATGATACGACGTACGAAAGAGAGCTTAGAGTTTATGCGCTCAGTAATAACATATTACAGTTCGCAGATGGAAGCGCACGACTTCTCTTCAACAGTGGCGAAATCGGCAATTGATATTGTAACACCAGTTTTTGAAAATGCAGTCGTGTTATCAGGACAATACGCGAAAGCGTGTGGACGAGATGTTATACTCTCCAAGGATATGGAATATTGTATGAAATACTGTGCAATGAACACAGTCGGTAAACAAATTGGGTCGTACTTTCCAGAAATTTACGAGGAAGAAGAATCTGACGAAGAAGAAATCGAAACGGTTAATGAAGAAGATGAACCACCTTTCGAACCTTACTCAGGAGACGTTGAAATATTTAAGTCTATAAACGACGCGTATGACGCATGGGAAAGTTGGGAACCAACCAATCCGTCAGAAAAAATGATAAAAAATGCTATTGATAGTAATGAACACATCTCCTCCGCGGGGATGGAAGAATTCTAATAAAAAGATAAAATCTTTTAAAATCAGAGATGAAAGTTCTGATTCCGATACGGATTCTGGGTCTAGCACTGACACAGAAGAGGATAAAAATATCAAAGGTTATGAAAAAACGCAGTATAAAAAATTAGCGTTTGTAGAAGATCTTCTTCCAGAATAAAATCTCGATATATTATAAAATGTCTTCCCCAGTACCCGCCGATATGCTTTTAGCTATTTCCCGCGAGCTCGAGACCCAGTCTCTTAACGCCGTCGTGGCCGGTTTCTCCTTCGCCGCCGCCCTCTCTTGGATGGATGTCGTCCGCTGGTCTATCCATCAGGTTGTCCGCGTCCAGAAGAACGGTGGTATGAACTACGCGCTCACCGCGCTCTTCACCACCCTCCTCTCCGTTGTCGTTTACATGGTCATCTCCAGGCTTTCCACCCGCGTCAGGAAGCCCAGTGCCCCCACGTACGCTGTCACTCGCTAACTTTTTTGGGTTTAGCGACGAATATAAAGAATATACCCGCAACGATTATAGCAAAAATATATACCATTCCATTCCATCTATTCGGATCCTCAATACTGGGTATACGAATTGGTGGCGGTAATTCAAACTTCTTATCAACCTTAGGTACATTCTGTAGTTTATCTGTACTACACTCTATGTTTAGTTTCAATATATGATTCGCGTTTCTAAAATCATATGGAATTAAACGATTATTACTACTGTAAAAGAACTGTATACGTAATTTTGATATGTTTTGTACCCCCGTGTCAAAATTATGCTCTACAGCGTCATCCATACCCGAATAGTTAATAACGTCTCCACACATAAGGATTCTTCCTGTGTAAAAGGGTGTATCGGAATACACCGTTTTAGTCAATTCGTCAGCGCCGTTACTTATTTTCAGTATGAGTGCATCCGGACCCTGTAAATTGATACTTCCCGTAATTAAAAGACCCTGCGCCTCCGGAGGACCCGCTGTATTTGATCTCACGTTGTTTGCAACTAAACCAAATATATCATGCGGAGTTGTATATCCTTCCGTAGCTACAGAAGAATGATACCCGTTTGTACCATCATAAAATTTGAATGAGAATTCACTACCCGCTGCAGCTGACGATACAGATGTTATGGCGATTTCATTCTTATCCTTGTCGTATGTAAATGTTATGGGAGAAGGTCCGTAAGCTCCTCCTAGTGCGGCTTTAACTTTAGTTTGTAATTCGGCCGCCAAGGTTTTACCACTATAGTTACCTGTACTTAGCGTTACGGTTACAACCGTGTCTGCAGATTGCCCGTGAACAACAAAATCAAATGTTTTGTTACGATTATTAATTAAAAATTGACTCGCATGAATACGAGCAGAAACTATCGATAATTTTTTTACATCATAAATCGGGTGGCGTAATTCAACAACATAGTCTCCTGGATTCGGGTACGATGTGGGATCTCGTTCACTACTATCTATATCTAACGTGTATACGCTCATTAAAATATATGGATAATATTTTAATGGGTGTTATTCTACAATTTTTGCTAATTAAAAGTAATTCTGTGTGACGGGGTTGGTACTGAGTTGCTTTTTCGCTATACCGAGACTGGAGTTGCTCGCGTTGGGGTTGTATTGACCCTTGAATGCGTTGAAATTATGGTAGGCATTATTGGTGTACTGCTGTGTCCATGCACCATCGGCTGAGTTAACACGACCATCGATTCGCGTTTGATCAGTCCTGGCTGCTGTTGGCATACCACCCTGATTAAGGGGGCCGGCGCGCACATTCATTCTTCCAGCATTACCCATACGATTCGCTTTACCACGACGATCATCGGGGCGGAATCCGTGTGCAAATAGCTCGTCGGCGGTATACCCAGAACCGTATGTACGCTTTTCACCAATCTTAGTAGCGGGAGAATTCACGTAACCGTGAGCAAACTTATGAATACTGGGTGCGGGGTTGTTATTGTATCCGTATTGCTCTGTATTACCATCCTTCTTGTTACGGGTTGGGTCTTGTGCGAGTGTGGTACCAGATATTATACGTTTAGCTCCGTTAAATCCTAAATTATCTGTTCGAGCACCGGTCTGCGACCTATTGGTTAAACGTTTTGTTTGCTCATGTTCGGATCGTACAGTTACACCCGTCATACCCTGAGCCCTACCCGGTTGCACGGGGCGACGCTCAAATAAGTAAGCAGTTTTTTCAGGTCTGTTCTGAGCGACATCTCCAGATTGACCACGGCGACCACCACTTATATCGAAAGCGGGACCACTTCGACCAGGTAAAGTTGTGAGACGATACGCTCCGACATTTTCGGGGTTTACACGGAAAAGTTGATGCTGCCCACCGTATGCGGGAACTTCGGGCCCCACACCTAAACCTGGACCTACGAGTTGTTTTTCGATAGGAGAAAGATTATTCATTCGACCATTGTCAAACATACGGTTTCGCATTTCGAGAAGTTCGCCACCACTCGATCGCGATTGGGGTACAATATCCGAAAAGTTACTTGTTTCTAATTTCCTCTGGGGTATTCTGTCAAGACTATCATCCAACGGTATTTCGTCGGGGACTTCTGGAGTGAAAATTTCAGTATCCTCTTCCATTTCGTTTTGGATTCTGATATCAGATTCTTTCTTGTCACTGAAACGTTTTCCTAAATATGCCAAACCGGCTATAGCAGCTATGGAAACGGGATCAGCCATTCTTACTTTTTGGTGAGATTTTTATTGAAGGTATCTTCGACTAAACACACTGTTCTGAACTTCCGCGCGCGTACTCGTGGGTTCGTACTTCTGAGTTTCAAGGGGGAGTTTGCAGTGTACATCTTGGAGAGGGAATAGGTTTTGTTCGTATGTACGAGTCAGAATCTTATTAAATTGACTCGTCGATTGGGGTCGCAAACGATCACTCGTTTCGATGTATTCAGCGGGGGCTCCTTTACCCGCCATGTAGGGGGAGGTGCCGTAAAGCATTGTATTTGGGCGGCTGGAACCATAATTTAATGTGCTGGGCTGGGGATAGACAAACACTTCTTCAGTCGCACAAACAGGAGGCTTCACTGGATTTTCTACGATTTTCATTCCTGGTTGGAGTTGGTAGGCCATTTTACTATTACATGAGAATATTATCTAAGTCATCAAGGATACGAAGATCCCCTAGTCATACCACTACGCTTATCACCGTTAGGCTGTAATCCACCAAAGGCTTCTAATTGAACACCTCGGGCGTCGGGGTCACAATATCTACTATCCGTGCGACACAAAGGACCCTGCCTCGCACCGTACAACCACTCGGCGAAGGCGGTTTGGTCACCTGGTATATCTGTAACGGGTGTGGTGACAAATTGTCGCGCGAGGGCGTTTCGTTGCTGTTCTGGCCACGGGGATCTGGATTTCTGGGGACCGTACGGTATTTGATCTAACATCTTTTTATCAACTCTATCTTTTACTGTGGTATAATCACACGCTGGTAATCTACCGGGATTATCAGTGTAATCTGACATAAGAAGATTTCCCATGGGGTTATCTTTTGTGGGTAATTGACACATGGTATCTCCTGTAGAATCTGTTACGTAAAGTTCCTTTATCATGTTACTCTTTTCCATTACGTATAAAACACTCAAACCAGTGAGACCGAGTATTAAGATTCTCTGATCCCTGCGAATGAGATAAACTATGCATGTCGCATAAACTATGAATCGCGCAGTAGAGTTTATACGTTCTGCTGACATCTGGTTTTTTGTAGGCCAAAAGTCTAAAATTTTATCCTCCCTAATTAATTGTTTCGGATCGTTAAACAAGGATACCATTTAATATATAAAACTTTTATTTTTTCAACATTCCACCAAGGAGACCCTGCATGGACTTCATGAGCTGAGTCTCATCGAGTTCATCACCATCATTTTCCATCTTATCCGCACACTGCTTAGCGACATTCTCGATCATGCTGAGCGTTTCGGGTGGGATTGACGTGATTGTAGTGCCTAACATAAACAGGGTCTGAATGTATTGCCAAATGGCATTACGAGTACCCTCGGAAGCCTTTGGCCAAAGATTTTTAAGGTTCACGTCCTTAAGAAATTCCATATCATTAGCGTTTTCAAGGAAGAACGACTCGTCTCTCGAATTAACTTTTTCAATGTGCGGAGAAACACTATCCATGAATCCCGTAACGATAAGCTTACCGTTAGTAGAACGCATCATTTCGAAAGCTGCGATGTACTTCTTAACACCCTTCTCCTCGGGGAAGGTTTTATGAAGCTCGGTGAGAAATTGTCCCATCATGTCGTTGAAAGCGGTAACAGATGTCATATTATGTATTATACGTGTATTATTTCTTTAAGCGAATCAAAAAGGATCAGTAGATATAACTTCACGGTGACCTATACCGTTAGAAACTATGAAATACACTAAAATCATAACGAGAGCGGCTGGTTTGGCGTACGCGCTCGTTTCGAGGTCACCTTCATTATTAAGTTTCGCCTTGGAGTGTATATAACCAGCCGTTATAGCACCCGCTATAAGACTGGCGGAAGCCGGATCTCGGAAGTATTCGTCCATGTCTATATAATTAATACATAGGTTTTTTTATTCTATTGTCGGGGGCGTCTGGAAAAAGATCTTCACTTTCGTATCCCTGTTGAGGCTGAGCTTGAGGTTGGGGGCGTCCAGATTTTATTGTCCTGAACTCGTGTTGAAATGGGTTACTTTGTTGAGGCTGCCCCGATGTCATAGGCTCTTCACCCATAGGCTCTTCAGCCATAGGCTCTCCACCCATAGGCTCCCCGTCCATAGGCTCCCCGGTCATAGGCTCCCCTCCCATAGGCTCCCCGGCCATAGGCTCTTCTCCTTGACCTTCCATGGGTACATCTTCATCCATCTCCTGATTTTCACCTTCGTACTCATCCACATTATCCTCGGTGAGATTAGTATCTTGGGGGTCTATCATATCGTCAGTGGTGGTCATGTACGTTTGTAAAATCTGTTGAATGGGTATCAACTCCTTAACGGTTGTTTCTATACAGTAACTGAAACGGTCATATAGTTTATCGTTTCGACTGTGATCAGATTGGGTTTCGGTAAAAATGTATGGATCTTTGTACAGATCTTTCGCGATATTTTTATAACATGAATGAATAAAAACTTCATTTGTCGGTAATTTTACGGATAATTTCTTATTATCCTTGTTAAGCCTTACCGCGGATAAAATTTTTACAGAACTTACAAAAACAGCTGCGACGAGATCCTTAAACCACGCACACCTATTGGCTATGTTATCTGTATGATCTTTAGCCATGGTCTCATTCCATTCTGGGACATCCTTGAGAAGTTTTTGAAACATTTGTAAAACCTTACGTCCTTTTGAAAGTTTATGTGCTTCATCGTACATTTCAACGAAAACATCGATCATGGGAGGACACATTAATATAGACAGTTGCTCTAAGTATTCGCGCTTGGCTTCAACTAAGATGTTTAAGTTATCCATATACGATATTCCTTGTTTTTATTATTTCCTGTTTCCCGCATTTCCCCTGTATCTGTTCGCGGCTTTTTTCAAATTTATGAGTGTAGGGAAATCGGTGTCATCGTGTGCGACTTCCTTTTTTCGTTCACCACTTTTTCGAGTTGCCCACGAGATAGAAAGTAAGAAATCTGTGAGTATCTCCACGTTAAACCCCCCTATCCCGAGTTGTCGTATGATATACGACGTAGCTTTGTATCTATCAAAACTAGGAAATCCTAGTACAAACGCTGGAATTAGTACCACGACAGTATTTCCACCAACGTCGACGGTATTTCTTATCTTACGCGATACTTGTTCGTAGATTTTAGTGTATAACTCCTTTCTGAATCGCGTTCTCTTTTCCCTAATACGCGAAATTTCATCGACGCTTATCATTACATTAAACGTCGACTAATATTTAATGGATTCTAACTCACTTTTACGAATCTCGTTAAAAGGAACGTGTTCCATGACTGGAACGTCGTTTAAATAGGGTGATACATTTGTAGGTGGATTTATATCTATCGGTTTACTCTGAACGGCGTGTACTATTACATCATCACCGTTTACGATTATTTCAGCTGTTATCGAGAAACCGAAAGAGAAACCCTCCTGTTTTGCTACCATGAACATACATTTATACAGCACGTGGCTACTCGTTAAACTCTTAAATTTTTTTATTCGTGTAGTTTCTATGATGTAGGTGCACATGTCAGTCTTTTCTTTTATGTATTTGTTCGTGGCCAAAATCATCTTTTCCATGAGATCGGGGGTTATATCTATAGCTTCTTCTTGTTCCTTGTATTTTTTCATATCCATACCAGCATCATCGAAGGTGACGGGTCCAACCGATTTTTTGTACCCAGAACAGTTGAAGTTTTCTTTCCTGGATGAAAGGGTTATGATACATATGATTACTACCAGTAACAGTACTACTATCATTTAATATAACTTATAAAAAAACTGTGTAAATAATTTAAAAAAAAAGTAACCGATAAAAATATAACATGTCATTGTTGATTTTTAGTCCAAAGTGTAATCATAGTTTGGATATCATCGAATATGTTAACAGTAATGCCCAACTTAAGAGGTTGGTACAGTACCACAATATAAATGTCATGGGTATCCCTCCACAGTACAAAAATAAGATTACGAGAGTCCCGACAATGCTCACAAAAAATGGTAAAATTTTGGTAGGAAATGAAATAAAAAATTGGCTCGAAAGCCTGCTGCCAGCTAAGGAACTTGAATCTTGTGATTTCGGTAATTGTGTGATGACGACTTTAGATGGAGAATCTAATCAGGATATGTTTGGTTTGGAAGACTACGGTCGAACTTTACAACCTCCCATGACGAAAGAACTTCAAGATAAAATTAATCAAACTGTATCGGACGCTTATACAGATATAAAGAAATAAACGTTAATTTATCGAGTATGAAGTTAGTGACGGTACAAGCCGCAGCTATTAAGTCTACATTTGAAGTGTTAAAAGATATTCTTAACGATGTCAACATATACTTTAAGCCCGATGGTATATATATAGTAACGCTCGATACAGCTCGATCATCATTGGTTGATATGTATTTATCGTCGGAAAACTTCGAAGAATATGATTGCCCTCAACAGATAGAAACTGGTGTGAACGTTACTAATATGTTTAAGTTGTTAAAAACTATAACGAGTAACGACGTTCTCGTCATAAGCATAAACTCTAAAGAATATATGAATATCGAGATTCATAACGAGAATAAGAAAACCAGTACTAAGTTCGCACTTAAACTATTGGATATCAACGAAAATCAAATCGAAGTTCCAGAAACGAATATGACGATCACCACACCGATGCCTTCGGTTGATTTTCAGCGTATTTGTAGAGATATGTCGAACATAGGAAGTGAAATACAGATTACACGGGAGGGGAAATATATCACGTTAACGTGTCACGGAGACTTTGCTAATCAAGAAACATCGATAGAATGCAACGATGAATGTTCCAAGTTAACGGGTGTATATTCTCTTAGATATATGAATATATTTACGAAAGCGACGAGTATGTGCGCGACGGTACAAATAATGCAAGAGGAACAGAATAGATTTTTGATATTGAAATATAACGTAGCAAACTTGGGTGAACTTAAATTTTATTTAGCTACTAAGGTAGATGAAGATCACTGATATACCCAGTTTTTACGTCGATAGTCTTGTTCATTCCTACGATGTTCTTTATCTTGATCTTGGGAAACTTTTCGTAGGTTGAATCTTCATACCAAAACATATCTTTTATTTCGATTTTTTCATTGTAAAAGTCACTAAAAGGTCCTGCGTACCGGGATATTTTACATAACAGATCTTTTACAGGTTTATCCCCCTCGTCTAATAAAACGGCCGAGGACAGTGGTAAATTGAATATCATATTGGTTCGTTTTCGTGGTGGCCAGGCGTGATTATTATCGTACGTGATATACTTATAACTTTTAGTATCGTACCAGAACTTAACTCGAATTATCATACGGATAACACATTCCGGAGGATTAGGGATATTGAAATCCACATCCACGTCCGTATAATAATTTGTACTTTTCTTAGTCAAATACTTTAGTTCCTTTTTCCAAAACGGATCATCCGTTTTTTTAGATTTATCGTGATCAACATAATATTCGATACACTTAGTTTGAATTTTGTAGTCATGTTTGTTAGATAAAATTTTTGTGACCACTTTAAAATAATAAATTACGTTAATTAAAAACTTATGTATAATATTCATTAATGTAATGGAAGGTAATTTTTTAAGTCGGTATAATAAACGAATGGATGAATGGATGGAGAAAATTGAGAGTGATCCTAAAAATAAATCCGAGTACGAATCCGAAATGTCACATTATATATCAAAATGTTTACCTTACATGAAAAACTATACAGATGAAACTACACAAGAGACACATACTAATAACGTGTTCAATTGTAAAGAGACGGCAGGTGCACGCAAAAAGGATATTTTTGTAGACTATCTCATCGACGTCGAAAAAGTAAACATAGATCGACCAATTGAAAAAATGGTAGATCGATGTCCGAACTGTGAGACGAGTAATTTATTTCATTTTTCAGATTCCGCAGATTTGGTATGTGACGGATGTGGCACGGTCCTGGATGTTTTGTTAAGCGAAGAACTGACATACAAAGAAGAACAAGAAACTTCTGAAAAAATTATTAACTATTCGTATAAACGAGATAACCACTTTAATGAATGGCTATCACAATTCCAAGCACAAGAGATGACGACCATTCCCCCCGAAGTTTTACAAGAACTGAGGAATGAGTTTAAAAAGATAAAAATTAAGTCACTATCTGAAATTACTCACGCACGCGTCCGATCACTTCTCAAGAAACTTAAGCTTAATAAGTACTACGAACACGTACCTTTTATCACAAATATACTGAGTGGAATAAAACCACCAAAAATGCCTATAGAGATTGAAGAAAGATTACGGTTAATGTTTAAAGAAATCCAAAAACCTTTTGACGACAATTGTCCGGCAGAACGCAAAAACTTCCTAAGTTACTCTTACGTTTTGTATAAATTCTGTGAACTTCTCTCGGAAGATTCTTACCTTCAATACTTCCCTTTGCTAAAATCCAAAGAGAAGCTTCATCAACAAGACGTTATCTGGAAACGTATTTGTGCGACTCTTAAGTGGGAATTTATACCTACGATATAATATGAACGCGAACAATACCACCCAACAAATCCAATACCACATCGATAAAATCAATGAGATTCTGTATTGGCAATCGGTTCGTGAAGAAGTGATGGCCGACTGGAATCCTCCCCAAAACTACTCTATATGGGGTCAAAACAACGCTTTCGGCTCCGTAGCCGGAGCGGCGGATGAAGAAGATACAGCTGATTCGGAAGCGTCAACCACATTTTTGAACGAGGACGTTCCCCAATAAAAATACCCGCGTTATATATCTTGCGCGTGATGTTCAGACGGATGTACAGGCATCCAGATTTTATAGGTGCGCAGATATCACCACCGAATAACATCACGGTGATCACGAAGAATGGAGTTGAACAATATACGAGTAATACTGAGGTTTTTAGATCAGAAGCTACATTGGACAAAACTACAAAAGAACTTAAAGGTACGTCACGAGGAAAGGATAAGATAGCTCGACTCTTCATTGAGCCGACGGTTGTACGTAAGGGTCGTTTTACGATCACATTGTATGACCCATGATCCTATAGCTCAGTTGGTTAGAGCGTGGTGCTTATACTAAGTATACAGAGTGAAATTGTATTCACATGAGGCACGCCAAGGTCGCGGGTTCGAGCCCCGTTGGGATCATTTTTACATACACAATCATGTATGTAAAAATGATTTAGTATAGTATGAGATACAGGTCCGTGTCGAGGGAGTTTTTCAAGACACGATGGAATCTCAAAGGTTTGGTTGAAGATCATCACGTGATTCCTAGACAATTTAGGGTGCACCCGACCGTTAAAAAATTTAATTACGATATGAATTCGAGTAATAATTTGATTCTCATGCCTACACATTTAGGTAAACATAAATTAGAATTACGTGAAAATAGGTTGGTACACGACGGTAATCATCATAGGTATAATCTGTTTGTAGAACAAGTTTTGAATGTGGTACAAACAGAAAAAGATTTAAATGACTTTGTAATTTTTTTAAAAAATTCATGTAGATTTAATCCACAAAATATTCCTTGGTAATTAAATTTTTAGTTCAAACGAAGTTTCGGTAGTTTGGTCCAACCTTGTGTACGGTATATCTTTGATTTTTTCCAACATGTTTTCAATATTTTTTTCAGTTATGATGTAACAATGTTCTATGAATAATCGACCGTTATATTCCACGACTAGAGGTCCACGCTTTGAGATTGTAGATTCCATGGTAAACTATGATATCTTTTCTTTATCATCGTTTTCTATACAAATTTTTTTAACTTCCACCCGAGCACCACGAAATGGTGGAAAATTTATCAGGTACGCCGTTTTCAACCCTGTGAGTTTGAGGTAATTTAAACCTTGCATTTCAACAGCTTCGTTGAGTGTTTTTATCGTTTTAAACTCTAGAATTGTAGAATTATCTATAATAATGTCAGCTCGCAGGTATCCGATGATATGTCCTTTGAACGGTATTTGAATATTACGTTCCGACTCGTACGGAATGTGAAGTTCTCGTAACATCACCTCCACAGCTGTGTGATACACACGTTCACTGTACCCCGGACCTAGTGTTGTAAAAATTTCATCTACTATCTTTTCTATATCCATTTCTAAATCTACATCCTAGTCTTTAAGACCTTGACGCATCATGGCATCGTCTAATTCGTCAACCTCGTGCCATGCTAGCTCACATTCATATGAATTCTTTGTCGAATCACAAATTTCATGTGCTTCCTTGATCGCTTCTCGGAATCTAAACCTAAGTCGAGGATTGTCAAACTTTTTTTTAGGTTTTTCCACAAAAGGTTTTTCGTATAAACCGTTCAAAACATTTTCGCGCGTTTTTGCCAATTTGTACTTGTACGCGTCGTTACAAGAATATACACACACTACCATATCTTATACTAAACCAAGTTTTTTAAGTTGGTTATGTCTGGAAAATACATCATCGAAGCTTCGTGGGAAAAAATCATCGAGGATGATTATGACACGGCTTTGGAATTTCTTCTGAAAGCGCGAACCGATGTTAACGAACATTTTGCTGATCTCTCTGAAGAGCAAAAAATCGATCTTGTTAAAGTTCTATGCACGAATGCAAGTATATTACATAAATCGACTAAACAACTCATCGGAAAGCAACATTATGGTAATCAAAAGTGAAGGAGGTTCTCGAACTGGTCCGAATCACTTCTTATAAGATCTTTTTTTTATCGTGTGTACTCATAATAATTTATAAGCTAAATGTATGAAGATAGCATTTGTGTTTATCGTGAAGGATGGTGAAAAGTACCTTGAAAAGAACATGAACACTATCAAAAAATACAACCAGGATATTTATGCGGTTGAAAATAACAGTACAGACAATACGAAGATCATTTTGAGAGATTCGGGTATCAAAAAAGTTATCACCCTAGATTTAGATAATAAAAGTTCTCTTGAGTTGTGTAGTAGGAACGAAGACAATTGCAGCAAACGCGTTCGTCGTCTCGCGTACATTCGTCAAAGGGGGATTGACGCTGTTATAAATTCGGGCGTTGTTTATGATTATGTGTGCATGTTAGATATGGACTTTTTGGATTATGATGAAAAAGGTCTCATTGATATGTTTCAATATATGGAAACTCACAAAGATGTAGATGGAATATTTGGAATGTCCACAGAGAGAAATGGTTTACCTTATGATACATCAGCTGTAACTCCAACACGCAAATTGATACCAATTATAACTAAATTAAATAGGTACGTACGCGTTGATTCAGCCTTCAGTGGTTTTGGTATTTATAGATACTCTTCATTATGGGATACCGGTGCTAAATATGACTATAAAAACATAAACAATATTGAACATATACATTTTAATAATAACTTTAACAAACTAATAGTTGATACACAATTTAACCCACGATATATATCTTTATCCGAATCTAAAATGAGGTTTAGAATATTGGTAAGCATTGTCACTATCATTGCTATCGTGATCATGATGAGGAGGCTCAAAAGGTAATATAATTAAAGTTTTATATACTAATTAAATCAATATGTCTTCATATAAATCCGAACGTTGCCCCTTCACGTACCGCGTATCTTCCGTTGGTCGTATCATCGACGGGGACACCATCGACGTAGCTATTGACCTAGGTTTTGATGTGTGTACCAAACAACGCATTCGCCTCATGGGAATTGACACACCCGAATCAAGAACTTCGGATAAAATTGAAAAGGTTTTTGGTAAGCAGGCCAAAAAGGTGCTCAAAGAATGGTGTATGAAAGCCGTAGCTTCAGAAAAGGATGATATCGACATAGAACTTCGATGTTCGGAATCCGACCCGAGGGATAAATACGGACGAGTTCTCGCGGAAGTCTGGATTTGTGAAGATGATAACTGGACCAATGTAAACCAATGGATGTGTGAAAATGGTTATGCAGTTCCATATCTCGGTCAAAATAAGGATGATGTCGCCGAACAACACGAGCGAAACCGTCATAAGATGGTAGCTAAATACGGAGGAGATATATTAGTTCAGCTTCACGGAGATAATAACTCGAAATTAAATCATACATAGCGGAAAAGTATGGTCAATAAAAAGTAATTTAAAAAATCTCGGATACATATTATTAAATGTTTGCGGCAGTAAACGGTTTAATTTCTCCGATTCTAAATATAAAAAAACGCATAGTGCGTCGACGTGCGGTATTAGATCACCCTCCACCTCCCATTGATACAAATAATGCGTGGGATTACGGTGCATATTCTGTAAAGGCTACAGTAGAATCCATAGATAAGAATGGAAATGTGGATAGAACTTTTATAGGGTACAGCCAGAACATGGATATCACCGCGAGAACGAAACTCGCATGTGATCGACATAAAACACCTGGTACAGAATGCGGAGAACCTGTCATGATCATTAAGGGTGGAGAATGTGACGAAGTTATATTCATGAAAACAAAAGATAATGGAAAATTGATCAATTTAACAAACCCTTTTTTTTAATATCACAGTACATTAGATGAATGCATCACTCTTATTTTTATTGATTTTGTGCATTTTTATATTTTATTCCACAGATTATCGTACATTCAAAGACGAAAATGGGAAGGTGATTCCTCATTTAACTGTGGAAAAGCAGGAACAAGATATGGTCGCGGAATATATTCATGAAGGTGATAAAGTTTTAGAATTAGGTGCTAGATATGGAACTGTGAGTGCGGTAATACTCGATAACGTAAAAGATGAACGAGACTGTGTCGTCGTCGAACCTGACAGTAAGGTGACTAACGCTTTAAAAAGTAATTTGGAGGGGTGTAACTACGGCAACGCACACGTATTCGTAGGAACCGTGGGTCCCACAAAACAAAAAATTAAGGGTGACTATAACTACGCCACATACACCGTAGAATGTAACGACGATACATGTGATATAGATAATTTGACGTATGATGAATTGCAGAGAAAATATGACATAGAATTCAACACCATCGTCGCCGATTGTGAAGGATGTTTACCTCAAGTGATAGATCATATATCTACTTCTTCTCCTTCTTTACAACCATTAAAAAAGATCATAGTCGAAACAGATTACCCAGATAGGGTAGATTATGAAAAACTTTACGGTAAATTAAAGACCTGTGGATTCAATAAAACTAAAGGTGATTTTGTACAGGTATGGGAACGAACTTAATCGTCTTCTTGGTTAACAGCTATAGGTGGTGCATCAAGTATCTGAAATTGAAACACATCTTCATCTTCAGATGGTTTGATTTGTATAATTCTACATTCTTGTGTGTTGATAACTGTTTTAGTTGGTGTTATGTTAGCGATAGGTTTACAAAGTAAAGCGTACGATATCATCCTGTTATACTATATGGATATTTATGTATCCATAGATTTGCTATCCATTTTTCCCCCTTTTCAACGGGTAAACCTCCGTGAAGAGCTTGATCTGTTATACGACCCATTCCATTTAGTGTATCGAAACATAAAACGTCACCTTTTTCGAGCTTGAATTTTTTATTCATATTCGGAAAGTTTGTTTCTCCACCTACGTAGCCATCGTTAAGAGCTATTATACACGTATGTCGTCTGGGATTTTTCAATGGTAAAACGTCTTGGTGCGGTGAATAAAAACCGCCGGGTTCGTATTTCAGAGTTTGTAACGATTCGCATTCGACGAGCGTTTTATCGTATAAGGATGCGCATCGTTCCGATACATCGCGAACTATCTTATCTTCATAATCTAACCACGCCGTTTGGCTTATTCTGATGGTATTGTCGGCATTCTTGTCGACGCCTATCGTTGAATTAGATAATCTGGGTTTAGAAACCTCCACGATGTGATCACATTCTTCGCGTGTGACAAACCCTTTACGTACTTTAGGACTCTTGTATCTCCGCATAAAAGTGTAAATCAAAAGGGTCATCAATACGATCACTATCACGAACGTTCCCATTAATTTAAACCTCTATTTTAATATCGTGAGGTATACGTGCCACGTACCTTTTTCTTATTTTTAGAGCTACCATGTTATAATATTCGATAATTCCCTTGATATCCTTTACTATTTCATCTACTCTCGAACTGTCGACCATATATTGTCTGAGTGCATCTCCCAATGTATCTAACACCATTCTATATATTTCTTGAATATCTGTCACTTTATCATTATACTTATCTCGGCGCTGCAATTCACATTTGAAATCTTCTTTACTCATCTCGTTTAATAAGTATCGTACTCTCATATATTTATGATCTGTGTAGGTGAAATTAAATCTATAAAACATTTCTCGATCTATATGGGACAAGAGTAACGAAGCTTTCAGTATATACTCTGGCGCCTTATTACGTCTTAATTCGTGATAATTAGGACGACCCCCGCATGGAATGTCGCCGTGTTCACGCGTTTTACTTTTGAAATATTCTATGTAATGTGGATTGTGTATTCTCCCCGTTTCTATCATTCCTGTATTGAAATCAAACGTTGTGTGACACACAGTACACCACATTTGTGAACATCCATCTATTTTATATATCATCGTATTGCATTTAGGGCACGGTTTTGTGTCTTTCTTTAACAATTTTATACTCTTCACTGTGTTGGGGTCACAGACATGACCTTCGTGTTTTTCTTCGTGACACTTCTCACAAAATTCCTTTTTACATATTCCACATACGTAATTGTCAGCCAAAAATCCTCTACAGTTCTCGGATAAGCACGCTTGTGTGTACACTGGCATAGTTCTCGACACGGTTGGATCCGTTCTACTTAACGCGTTAGCTTCTAAAATTATATCATGTATTATTTCACGCAATAGTTCTATGAGATAATGCCTACAGCTAATTATGATATTATCAGTAGTACACAATTTCACCGTTTCTAGAAATTGCATGAGCCATGAATAGCTTCGTCTTAAAGATCGTATCTGTAGAGTTCTCTCTACATAAGGTTGCGTCTCGGGTAAACGCGCTTGTTCGCGTTCAAAGAGGATATTCTCTCTATGTGTTTTATACGTCTTGTTTCTGAAGGCTCTGGTACAAAAAGAATCTACAAATTCTCGATTAAATTCATGTCTACAATTCATACAGTGAGGGTCTTTACTAGTCGATAAAATGTATGTTTGTAGACAAGTTTTGCAGGCATCAAAGTCACAAAAGGGGCACGTCACTTTTAAATGATTTGTCTTATTAAAATCTTCAGTACACGACACACAAGTAGACATATACATTATATAACTATTTTCTTTAACTATTGACAATCTACAAATGATTCTATAATACTACACAGATCATCACGACCATACGTCGATTCTACAAAAAACATAAGTTTTTCAGCCTCATCCCACGATTGGTCGGCGCCGTAATATTTATAGTACACGTAGGCAAGCTCCCCTACATTATCTTCACACCATGTTTGGATTTCTTTGTTCGACATTTCATGAGTGAGATATTTCTTAAAAAAATTTGAAACATCTTGTTTAAGAATCATTTTTGTTATCGGAGAATCTTTTATAAAAAACATCTTACAAATTTTTTAAAAAAATTCCACTTAGGTTTTTTTTATTTTTATATAGTAAACAAATGAGTTATAATAATAATAGCCGAACATTTATGCAGAAACATGGTTTAAAGATCGGTGTCGGAGTTGTTTCTTTGATCATACTCATTGTCGTGATAGTGATGCTGACAGGGAAGAAAGAAGAAGATGATAATTTTGATCTCTCCCCCTCCCCATCCGCGGCGGACGAGGCGGTCGCGTTCTTACAGAACACAGACCAATCTGATATTGACGGTACTGCGGACGGGAACCGACAACCTGCTTCAACCGTCGAAACCTATATGATGGTACCAGGTAACAAAACTCCCTTAGATTACACCCGAATTACTTCTTCTTCTTCTTCTTAGTAGATTTTTTGATCATTATTGAAGGGTTATGAAGTGCCTGAATACCGCGGATCTTTTTATTTTTATTTTTAATAGCTTTTTGCTCTTTTAAATAATTATTCATTAGATTGTTACCTCCACCGCGCGTGCTAACTTTGTAGTTGTTGGGAGCATAACCACCCTCGCTGTCCCTCATAAAATATCCCCTGACAAGATCATTCATGTTTTCGTTGAGAGGTGTAAACGTAGTCATATTATAATGTAACAATTTATTTTATAGACGAACATAACCAGTTATTCGTTTATAAAATATTTTTAGATTTGGTTGTGAAATTTATCTCATTTTTGAAATAT